CTACCTTGACATGGTAGGGGTCACAGGTTCGAACCCTGTACCGCCCACCACTTGAAACCTAGCAGTGCCAATGGTTTCGGTGGTTTTAGCATCATCGGCAGTCGCATCGACTGACCCCGCACTGACCCCAACAAGCTCCGCCAGCCGGGGCACATCGCGGGCCAAGTCCTCCACGATCTGTTGCAAAGCCTTGCGCGCCTCGCCTAGGTAGGCGGGGTCAAACTTCGCGTAGGCGTCCGTCGTGCCGCCGGCATGATGCCCCAGCAGGCCAGACACCTCCCATGCTGGCACGCTGCGCTGACGAAGCCACGTGGCCACTGTGTGCCGGATCGTCTTGGGGACGAACCACGGTGGCAGCACAGCCGCTTTCCGGACCTTCCGCCACGTCGTCTTGATCGAGGCAACCCGGCGCCCATGCCAGTTCACCACGTAGGCCGATGGCTTTGCCTGGTCAATGTAGGCGGCCAGAGCCGGCAGCAGCGGAACCACCGGGCGATACTTTTTCGTCTGCTGGCGGCCGGGAGGGTTCAGGCGCACAAGGTTGGCGCGGCGGTCTATCTGGAACACCTGCAGATCCTGCGCGGCATCACCGCGGCAGCCGGTGCATAGCCTAACCAGCAGCAAGGCCCACAGGTGTTCCGGCATCGGCGTGTTTAGCAGCCGCACGACCTGTTCGCGGCTTGCGTAGTGGGGGTATGCCTCCCCAATAGGGGGTAACTCCACAAACGGCACCTGGGCGATCTCTCCGCGCTTCCACGCCCGATTCATGGCTGATTTTCCCACCCCCAGCACGCGCCGCGCGTAGCCCTCGCTGTAGCCCCTCCCGCGCAGCCATCCAAGAAAATCCTCCTGCCTCCCTATCCCGACCTCTGCCACGGTGGTCGCCGCCGGCCACCACTCCCGCCACAGGTCCACCGACCGGCTGGCCGTCGCCTTGCTGGCGATGGTGCCGCCGTGCTGCGCCATGTACCGGGTCAGCACAGTGGTGAGCAGTACGTCCTGCGGCGCCTGGCCGGCCATCGCCGCATTCTCGACGTACCACTGGGCTAGTGCGATTTGCGCCTCGCCAAGGTCTCTTGTGCCAAGCGAAGCGCGCTGCTTGCATCCATTCGTGTCCCGCCACGCCCGGTACCAGACGGTTGAGCCTTTTCGTTGCTCGAGCCAGTAGTCGCCGAGGCGGAAGCGGGTTGACACGTCTGTTGCTCCAGGTATTCCAGCAGATGGGTTTCGGTGTACCTGATGGCCTTTCCAATACGGATGTAGCCGATCAGGTTGCGCGCGCGAATGCGCCGCAGGGTGATCTCGGCGATGCCGAGATAGGAGGCGGCGACCGCCTCGGTGTACAGCTCAGGGAGCTTTTCAGCTGCACCCATGGCTACCTCCATTGCGTTGCAGGTTGGGGGTCATGCTGCAGCCCTCTGCTCGATGCCGAGCATGTCGGCTCGGGCCAACTCCGCCGCGATCACGAACTCGGCTGCCGCTTGCGGGACGATGGCATTGCGCGCCGCATCAGTTGCGGCCACGCAGCGGGGAAGCCCATCATCCAGAATTCGAAGGCGGGCGAGTGCACTGAGCCAAGGCTCGTGCCACGGAACGGATTGCTGGATCCCCCCCATTCGTCCAGCCGGCCGGCCACGTGATTGCGTCCGTGGTTGCTGGTCCCGCTGGGCGTAGGCAACCCAGTAGGCTCGATCCCTGATGTGCGGCGCGCCGACGCCCGCAGCCGGGAACGGTACACACCCGAAGGCGTAGCCCACGCCTTCCACGTCAGCGTGTACAAGGTCGATCCACGGCTCTGCAGCCTTGCTTGCAACCTGCTCTCCAAACACTGCTGCAGGTCGGCACTCACGGATGAGATGAAACCAGGCGGGCCAGAGGTGCCGCTGATCGTCAAACCCAGCTCCTTTACCTGCCGCGCTGAAAGGCTGGCAAGGGCACGAGCCAGTCCACACGGATCGATCAGGCGGCCATCCGGCAAGCGCCAGGGCATAGGCCCATCCGCCGATGCCGGCGAAGAAATGACACTGTCGATAACCGCTGAGGTCTCCGGGCTTAACGTCCTCGATGCTTCGCTCATCCACGTCTCCGTGCGGTATCAGGCCCGCAGCGATCAGTTCCCGAAGCCACGCCGCCGCGGCCGGGTCGAATTCGTTGTAGTAGGCAGGGGCGTCACGCATCGCTCGCCTCCTGCGGGCCGCTGCTGATGTGCGTCCGCGTGCATTCCGGGTTGCTGTCATCGAACTTAACCGAGCATCGCGCGCCAGCTAGAACCATGCCGATGGCAATGCCTGCAACGAGAAACCAGTGTTCGCGCTTCATTCGCTCGCCTCCTGCGGGCTGTCCGGCTCGATCCTGACGCCTGCCTCGCGCAGGTGATTCAGTGCTGCAGCTTGGCCGCAATGCGCGTTGTACCAGATGACATTTTTGTGCCGCGCCTGACGGTAGGTCTCCGAGAAGCGCCAGGCATAGAACGCTTCGGTGTACGACACCTCGGTGTCGTTGATGAAGTACCGGGTCATCACCTCACCCCCTGCGGGCTGTCCGCTACGAGTGCGACAAGGGCGCCGGGAAGCCCCGACTGCCGAAGCGCCAGGCGGTTGTCCTCGCCGTAGGCGATCAAACAGATCGGCCCGCCGCTGTTGCCTCGGGCGCGGGTGCCGTCCGGATAGTGGAAGCTCGGACGCCCGGCGAGGAACAGCACGGCGGCAGCATGCGGCCAGACCCAGCGCCGGAACATCGCCGTCTCGGTGCGAGCGAAGGCAAGGGCGATACCGTCGCCGTGTTCGGCCATCCGCTGCAGCCACGCCTCTGTGTGCTTTCCGAAGGGAGGGTTGCACCACACACGCCCATGCCAGCTCGCGGCCAGCCCATCCTCGGGCAGTTCAATGTGTCTTGCAGCGGTCGGCCACGGGCGCGGTGACGGCGCAGCGCATGGGTCCAGATCGAACGGGCCGAGTGCCTCGATGATCGCCGGTGGCGTCAGCCAGACGTGGGTGCCAGCCTCGGGGCGGGCAGCGTAGGGATGCATGCCGTCAGACATCCTTCACCCCCTGCGGGCGGGCGGCGGGTAACGCGGGCAGGTCAATCCACCACTGGTACGGCGGCTGTTCCTTCGGCAACTTGCTGCCGGGTGGCGCGGCGGCATGGGCATGCTCGACGCAATCTTCGTGCTTCGCCCAGATACCATCTTCCAGATAGTCGAACTCGTAGTTCTCTGGGCAGTGCGAATCTTCGGCATCCATCCAGCCGACGACCACCAGCCTGCCCTCCGGTGCCGTCTCGATTGTCTGCCACTCCGGCGCGGCGCGCAGGGCGGCGGCGATGGCCTTCAGGTACACTGAATCATCCAAATCGCCTGATCTAATTGCCGATACGCAATTTGCGCTGTAGCCATCTTTCACGAACTCTTCGGCCAGCAACTCGCGGGCCTGCTGCATCAGGTCAGTCATGGCGCACCTCTACGGCCACTTGCTTCCAGCACTTCTTACAGCGGCCATGCGCAGCTCCCGGAAGCAATGACGTTATGTGTATTCCGGAGTGCCCCCTAAGCCCGCATAGTAACTGTCGGATTCGTTTAAGCATCGGACACCCCCGCGCCGTGGCTGTTGGCCTGCTCGGCGTTGAGCTTGTCGGCGTATTGCTGCACGCCCTTGCGGGTCCAGAACTTCACGACGCGTCCGTTCTTGCGCGCGAATCTGTAGGCGGAGCCGGCCCAATCGGAATGCAATCGGAGCGCGACCGGATAGCGGAACCACACGCGTTCGAACCACGGCTGCCATTCGATCACGGCCGCACCTCCGCATCGCTGGCCTGCGCCTGCATCGCGGCGTCGATTCCCGCGTCAAGCTCGGCTCCGTACAGGTGCATGTCGCGCCAGTTGCCCCACGAATCCTGCTTCTGGATGGTCACAGCAATCCCATCGTCGGAATCAGGATGAGCCACGTCGCGAAGGAACCGATACCGCGCCGCGTCGCGCGCCTCGTCGCCCTTGGGGCTGGCGTAGAGCGCTTTGCGAGCGTTTCGGATCATGCCAAATGTGATGTGGCAGCGATCTTCGGGATAGCTGACCTTGCTGTCGTCCGGCTCCAGTTCCTCGGTTTCCGCTCCGGTGAACTCGGCCTCGCAGCCCTCCACCAGCAACCGGAACGGTGTCAGGTCGATCCCCGGCGCTGCGGGGGTGCTGTCGATGAACCCGAGCGGACGAACGGTGCCGGCGTTCGCAAGTGCCATCGTGTCGGCGGCAGCCTTGTCGAACGTCAATCCCTGTTCGTTGCGTCCATCAACCATGTACGCAACGGCCGGCGCTGTGGCAGTGCTTGCCGAAGCCCAGCCGCAATTGCAGCAGTACGATTCTGCCAAGCTCGCACACGCGGGGCACTTGGGCGGCGCTGCGGTGACGGGGGCGGCGAACAGGTATGGATTTGCACGAGCGGGATCAACCTTTGCTCCAAACCCCGCAATCCCAATGTTGGCATCGCTCGTCCTTTCGTCAATTACGCCAGACGCATACCCTTCAGCCCACGCTGTCGCCGCAATGACAGGGGCAACGTAGAGCTTCGTGCCGCTGGGCATCGCTCGGATCAGGGTGGCGGTGCTGCTGATAGAAGCGCCGCGATCCGGACCATCTACCACGGCCACCGCCTCCTGCGCTGCTGGACAGGAATCTACCGCACCGGCAGGAATGGCCGCGTCAATCTCGTGGATGAGGCTGTAGGCCATTGCCTCCAGCGAGTTTGCCGCCGGGGGCTGCCGCCACCGTACAGCTGGGTCGCACAGCAGGGCAACGCTGCGGGCCTTCCGCAGCAGCCACCGCAGGTGCCCTACCTCGTCATGCTCGGCGAGAAGCGCCCGCAGGTCATCGGCACGCACCGTCACCGAAACGGCGGTGTCGCGGTATGCGATCTCGTGCAGGCGCGCACGGGCGCCATCCGCCTCCTGCGCTGCGGCGGGCTGGGCATCCAGCGCGGCACGGATGGCCCACAGGTTCACCTTGTAGTCGTCCAGGTCGATGCCCTTGCGGACGTTCGCCGCTTCGGTGTGGTGACCGAACTCGTCCAGGCCGAGTGCCAGAAGCTTGCGGGCCTGCTGCTCGTTGTGTGCGTTCATGCTGCGTCTCCAGCGGGAGAAGTGGGCCACGGCATCCAGTACCTTGGCAGCCGACCTGCTCCGGGACCGTCCCCGTCGCTCGTAAACCAGAAGTAGCTGCCGTCGTAGGCAAAGCCTTCAATCCAGTCCTCATCCACCCAGCCAAGGAACTTGGTTCCATCTTTCGGCGCCGACTCAATCGGCATCCATCCGTTGTTGCTCATGCTGATTGCTCCTAGAACGGAATCGAGTCGTCAGCGAAGTCGTCCATCGTCTGGCGAGCGGTAGGCGCTGCCTGCTGGCGGGCCTGCTGCTGGGGCTGCTGGCGCTGCTCGCCGCTTTCCCCACGGCCGCCGAGCATCTGCAACTCGTTCGCTACAATGTCGGTGGTGTACTTCTCCACGCCGTCCTGCCCGGTGAACTTGTCGTACTTCAGCGAGCCTTCGACGTAGACCTGCGAGCCCTTGCGCAGGTACTCGCCGGCGATCTCGCCGAGCTTGCCGAAGAAGACAACTCGGTGCCATTCGGTGCGTTCCTGCTGGTTGCCGTCCTTGTCCTTGCGAACGCTGGTGGTGGCGAGGCTTATGCGGGTCACGGCCATGCCACTCTGGGTGTACTTCACGTCCGGGTCGTTGCCGAGGTTTCCGACCAGGATGACTTTGTTGATGCCACGGGCCATTAGCTGTTCTCCCCATTCGCTACGCGCGGAATCCCGCTCTTGATTGCCGTCCGTTCTGCGGTCGTGAAGCAACCGCCCTTGGTCGGAGCCAGCCAAAGCGCCATCTGGTCGTCCTGCGGAATCTCGCCCCACGTTTCAGCTACGGCGTGCATGTCCGGGTCCTCTTTGGACAACTCGGCCTTGATGGACTCGACGCTTGCGTAGTGGCGACCCAGCGCGGCGTCATGCTGCTGCCGGCGCTTGTGAAGCTTCTCTTCTTCCGATTCCAGGTCGTAGCCGCCCTCCGAGGCATTGGCGATTTCGATGGCACTGCCGATACGGTCATTCTGGTCGGTGTAGGGCCACGTCTTGGACGCGCGCTTGATCACCGCCTTCTTGCACATTTGCTCGAACCACTCGACCCACGGTCCCTTCTTCTGCTTCACGTAGGCTTGTGACTTGCCCCGGATCTTCTCCAGTTCCTCGCGGTCCATGACTTCCGTCAGCACGTCGCCTTGCTTTGTGCGCGCGATGCAGTAGACGCCGACGATCTCGCCACGGTCACGCTTGAACGGGTCCGCCATGTGCTCTGGCGCTGCGGCCGGGCCGCGATAGAGGAACGTATCTGCCTCATAGACCACATCAGCACGCGCCCACTCAACCGATCCGGTATCGGTGGCGATCTTGATCAGACCCTTGTAGCTGATGTCCAGGACAATAGCGCCATCGCGCGGAACCAAGTACGCGTAGCCGTTGGCTGGATTCAGGGTCAGCCCGGTGCTGGCAACGTTGATCATCGCCAGATGCACGGAGTTGGGATTCCGGTTCGCCGTCTGCATGGCGAAGTCGGTTTTCATCAGCGCCTGCATGGCGAAGATCGACTCGCGGTCATAGTTGACCGTCTGCGCAGCAACCTTCCCAAACCTATCCTTCGCCTTTTGGATTGCAACCTGATAGGGCGCAATCTGTCGCTCTTCTTGCTGCACAACTGCGTTCATCTGAATCTCCTGGAAATTGGTAACTCGGACCGTCTAGTTCCGGCCTGCCATCTGCCGCGCCCGTCGTACCGCGTCGTTTTACGGTGGACCCGTGGCAACCGCTGCCGTCCGCCTCATGGATAGGCGCAGTACATCGACACGGGCGGAGTCCTTCGGGTGGCAGAATCCAGACGTTATTGGCGCCACGCCTGGTGGGCTGGTTGGTGGGTGGAGAGGGCCGGTGCTGATCTCCGGCTTCAAGTAGGGATCAGGCGTCAACAGTCACCCTTGCTCATGCAGCTCTGGTATCACGCGCCTTATGCATGTCCGCATCAGCCTGCGTATTCCTCTCCGTAGTCGGTCAGTTTCTCGAAATCATCGTCTGTGGCAGCCGGTACACTCGGCAAAACTCGCGGGCCTTGTCACGGCTGTCGAAGTAGTGCCGTTCGCGCTTGCCGGTAGCAATGGTCGTGCGGATCACGTACTTGTTCCTGCTCATGTCGTTCCTCTATCGGATTGGACGCTTGCGTTGCTCGGGGAAGTCCGGAATGCGAGTCGGTGGCTCAACTCGTGGCTCGCGCTTCCGGTTGCGGCGGTAAATGTGGAACTCGTCTTGTGCCATCAGTGCTGAAAGAACAGTTGCGAGGCCAAAAGAAACAGCGATTGCGTTTAGCTCAACGTAGAAGTTCAGCGCGGATACGGCGCCGCATATGGCAGTTGCCAGGATCCATGCGATAAGTGTTGGGAGGCGGCTCATTTCGACACCCCCGCGCCGTGGCTGTTGGCCTGCAAGTGGTCACTCTGCGCTTTCTGCTGTCCGCGCCCCATTTGGCTCAGCATCGGCATGCGCTGCGACGTGTCATGCACACAACCACAGTAGTGCTGGAAGGGCTGGCCTAGCGGGCTTTCGCGCCCGCACTCGCTGCACTTCTGGCTCACGGCCGCACCTCCGCATCGCTGGTATGCGACTGGGCGCTGGTTGCCTGCACCAATGCGTTGGCGCGTCGAGTACGCGCCTTGTCCAGACGGTCGGAGGCTATCTGTGCCTTACCATTGGTGAATGCGTAGTCATCGCTATGCAGCAGTATGTGATAGCCCGCATCGGCTGCATCGAATTCATTGTCAGCCTCGATAAGCTCGGCCAAGGCCGCATCCCGCGTATCGCTGCCGCCCTTGGGGCTGTCCACCATTTTCGTGGCGTCAGGAAAATGGTTGCCCTTGGGGCTGGCGTCGATGGCTTCGCGCACATGCTGCAGCAGCTCGTCGCGGCCGCCGATGTCGTAATCCTGCTCGCACAGGTGATCGGTGATCGTGGCGGCGAGGGCGGCCAGGTCGATCCCCGGCGCTGCGGGGGTGCTTGCATGTTTGCGCCAATTCGCTGCATCTTCGGCCATGCGCTTTACCTGCTCGCCAAGCGACACATCGCCGCCGTCTGGCGGGTCCATGTAGTAGACGCTGGGCAGCACGTCCAGAACATCGCTCTCTAGCTTGCACAACTCGCTCATCCGATCCTGCGCCAGTTCGTCGTCTAGTGTCGGCGCTGCGGTGACGGGGGCGGCGTAGAGCTTCATACCCGGTACAAAGTTGTCAGACAAGATGAACTTTGCGAAGAGAACTCCGCTGTACGACACAACCTCCCCATTTACATTTTCAACCACTACGCCAACCGCCTCCTGCGCTGCGGCGGGCTGCTGCTGGTTGTGTTCGATGCTCATTCCTCACTCTCCTGTGCACAGACGCCTTCGGCCGCCTCAAGTTCGGCAATCGGATCGGGCGGGGTGATAGGCGGAAACACGGCCGCGGCAATGTCGGCGTCGGTTGGGATGCGCGGGATCACGGCTGCACCTGCACTGCGCACCACAGCGCGGTCAGGTACATGGCGGTCATTGCCGAGTAGCCGAGGACGGACCAGGCGAGGCGCTTCATGCCATCGACCCTTCGGTAGAGGCCAGCAAGGTTTCCATCTCGGTCAGGCGGTCCGTTGCTGCTTTATGGGCGGCCTTGGTGCGCTCCACGTTCTCTTTCGCGCGCCGGATCATCAGCTGAATTCCCTCGGCCTTTGCCTCGGCGACGGTTGGCCAGAAATGCATGCCTTCGTTGCCATGCCAGTGCCTCTGGCTGTTGTCCTCGTCGTCGTTGAGCATGTGCACTGCATGCACTCGGCCGTAGTCATTGCGGGCAAGCAGCAGGAGACACTTCCAGCCGTGGGAACAGGTTTGGCATTCCACTTCAAGCTGGGTGCTGTCCTCGTAGGACCGAATGCCCTTGACGGTGTAGCGGAAGATTCCGCCCCCTTCGACGTATCGGAACATCTCGTCGCCAATCTTGTAGGCGTCTATAGCGCTCATGCCGCGGCCTCTGGAGCGAAACGCGATTCGCTGTTCGCCGCTGCCTCGGCAAGGTCGCGCAGGTACACCGACCGGCTGGCCGAAGCCTCGCGGGCCACCGCGGCGATCTTGTCGATCACGGGCTGGGGCAGCGATTCCAGGTCGGACCCCAGGACCTTCCCGATCGGTGGGATGCGGTCGCCGATGTCCGCGAACATCGACTCGATGCCGGCATAGGCGTCCTCGCTCAGGGTCCCGGACATCCACTGATCCGCCTCGGCGACCTTCGCCGGGTTTGCCCGGTACTGCTCGATGAGGGCGTCAATGCGCTCGGCGAGCGCTTCGCCATCCTCGGACGGCGCCTGGTCGTCGTAGGCCCGCTGCGCGGACCGGTATTGCTCGTTGCGAGTAACAAGGGACATGGATTAGCCCTCCTTCGCAAGGCGAAGACGGGCGAACTCAATCAGCAACGCGTACTCGCGGCCAATCTTTGAATCCATCCCATGGCGCTTATCAACTGCATCCAGAAAATCTACGTCTGACCCAGTGAAGCACCCACGAGTCACGACAAGGCAAGTTTCCCCATGGGTGACGGTAAGGGTTCCGTTTTCGGAGCCGACTTTGCTTATCCATATGATGGACGCGTTGCCGGAGACCCGCGCGTTGCCGGAGACCCACGCGTCGCCGTAGACCTCCGCGTCGCCAAAGACCCGCGCGTTGCCGTAGACCCGCGCGTTGCCGGAGACCCACGCGTCGCCGTAGACCTCCGCGTCGCCAAAGACCCGCGCGTCGCCAAAGACCCGCGCGTTGCCGTAGACCCGCGCGTTGCCGTAGACCCGCGCGTCGCCGTAGACCCGCGCGTCGCCGTAGACCCACGCGTTGCCGTAGTGGCTAAGGCACTTTTCCGCTTCGATGTATCCGCCCAGCGATCCGGCGACTACTGCGCCGAAGCTGACGAGTGCGCGGATGCGGTAGAGGGTGCGCCCGAGGTGCTGGACGGTGTCGTCCTGGAGCAGCTCGTACTTTTTCTGAGGCTCGGCGGCCTTGTCCTTGCTGGTTTCCACGATCCCGATCTCCCATGCCCCGGGGTGGGGCGTGGGAGAACAATAGCAACGCTTCTTCAATAGCGCAATAGCGACGCTACGTTTCTCGCTATTTTCCCGACGAACGGTAGTTGACCGCGTAAGCTATTGATACAAAAAGAAAGAGCCCCGTAGTAAGGGGCTCCGTCCGGCCTTTTGGGTCGCACCTTCAGCGACTGAGGGTGCCTAGGCTATCGCTCCCATCAGGAGGGTTGCCGTGGACGACTTCATTGATAACGTGTTCGGCTCGTTCGTTGGAAGGATGCAGGAATTGCGGGAGGCAAAGCGGCGGCATGAGCCACTGTTTACCTCTGCTTCTCTAGTACTTGTATCAGCTCGTACACCAGCCCCCGATCACGAAACTTCGCAGGAACGTTCCTGCGTAGCGCAGAGGCAACGTCCTTTGCTTCGGTTGGTCGGTGGGCAACCATCACTGTCGTCAGGGCCCCAAGAGCAAGAGACAGAGCGTGTACATCGTTCTGGAGCCTTGCGATAGCCAGTTCGGCGGGGGCTTCGCTTTCCCGTTGACTATCCACCGCCAGCGCAAGCGCGCCATTTGCGTTGGCGGCAACCTCGGCATACCCAGCGCTAATCGCTGATGGGTCTTTGATGCCAAGCACCCTGGCGAGCTGTGCGGCACGCTCCGGAGGAACCGGCCTTCTGGCCGTCTCCCATTGATACAGCTCTGGTGGCGTGACGCCAGCGGACTCTGCAATGTCCTTCTTCTTCATCCCAGAAGAGTCGATTGCAGCCGCAAGGGTCAGCGATTCCTTGGTTGGGCTGGGGTTCTTGGTGCTCATGCAAGCAATGCTATTCATACCGTTCGTCGGCCACCACGAGCGACGCTATTGCAAATACGCAAGAGCAACGCTATTGTTGAGGCATGGACAGCCCAATTGCTATTGCGATCAAGAAGGCAGGCGGCCAAAGCGCCCTTGCTAAGAGCATTGACGTTCAGCCCGCCCTGGTGTGGCAGTGGTCCAGCGGGCGTAGACCGGTCGCTGCTCACCACTGCCTGGCTATCGAAGAGGCGACCGGAGTTTCCAGGCACGACCTTCGCCCCGACGTGTTCGGCCCGGTGCCTGAGAAGGGCGAGGCGGCTTGAGATGGCTACTCGTCTGTCGCAGCTGCTTCGGCAATTCCTTTCCACAAGTAGGCGTGTAGCCGCTTCCTTGTGGTCCGCCATAGCCAGCGGGTCCACAGAGCAAGACCAGTGGCCAGAGATATACCGGCGACTCCAAGAAGCGCGCCGGGCCGAGATTGAGCAAATCGTAGAAGCCCATCTAGAGCGGCGTGGGGTTCTACCTGCCACGCCCAAAGCGCCAACAGCCCAGCAGTCGCCAGAATCAGGTGAAACACCATGAAGACTAGCGCTGCGACCACAAAGTGCAGTCGCGCCATGAGCGTATGCAGCAAAGCGAATTGGTCCATGCCGATCCCCGGGGTGCTGGGTAAATCGTACATCGGCCCGGCACCGGAACCCATGCAGAAGGGAGGGAAGGCCGATGCTGCCTGACCTGCGATCCATTGTCCGCCGCTGGCTAGGACTCCCCCAAGAGAACGATTGGTTCTCCTGGGTTGAGCGCGAGGTCAGAACAATGATCTCGGATACAGATCGCCTTATGCGGCAGGCACGCGACGGCGAACTCTGTTCCACACGCCAGAAGAGTGAGTCACCAAGTCCTGGCTCTCCCGTTGACATACCGCCTGAGCCGCCGAAAGAACCCTGTTTGCCTGAGCGGGATCCATCGTCAGAAGGATCTCCGTGATGAAGGCTTCCAGCGCGATCAGCTTTCCTTTCGACTCGTTGTCCATGTCCGTCTCCGGTAGGTGGGTTGGTTCGCACCTCCAATCCTACCGACAGACGGGCGCCATTTCCTGTGGCCGGCATTACGGCCCCCTAAGAAGCCGCACGACATGGCGCACGCCATTCCAGCGGACGGCATAGACCGAATTTTCGTTCCTGACGATATGGACCACGTTGGTCGCAGTAGTTCCAACAAACATCACTGACTCCATGGATTGACCTATGTACGCAGACCCCACCCACATCCGAGACAACGCGATCAAAGCCCGGTTCAACGACCAGGAATACGACCTGCTTGTCGCGCTCGCCCAGTTCAACGGGATGCAGCCGGCAGTGTTCGTCCGTGAGCTGGCGTTGTCTGCCATCACCACGACTGACGACAAGGGTATTCGCGGAGCCTGTGCCGCCTGAAGGGCCAAACCAGTCCCTTTGGAGGGCCTATGGAATTGAACTTCTCGGACCTTGAGTACGAGCAGCTACAGAGGCGGGCAGCAGAGGTTGGTCTGACCGTGCAAGAGCTAGTAGAGCAGTTGGTAAGGCGTCAATTGGAACGGCGATACCGGCTGCCGAGAAAGCCGGGGCGAGTGGTCCCTTTTCAGGGACTCAATAGTTCTAAGCCGGGAAGCGAGCCATGAAGCCCATACGCAACTACGACGCAAGCAAGAAGGCGAACAAGCGCAAGAAGCCGCATCCGTGGGGCGCATGGGCGCCCGGCTGGCTCCGTGACAGCGGCAGGAAGGAGAGGGGAAATGGCTAGGTTCTACCACTTGGTTTCCATTTTTACATTGCTGTTCCTTACCTTCATGGCGGAGTCATCTACCGATGCGGCCATCTTTATCACGGGGGTCTGTCTTCTGATTGGCCTTGACCGGGGGAATCGCCATGACTGACCTGATGCAGCAGGCCCGCGAGCTGTTGGCGCAGGAATTGGAGCTGATTGGAGGATGGGTGGCAGACGGCACTGACGAGATTCGCCGTGGCGTTCTGACTCCATTCGACAGAGCAGCAGTCCGCGCCATCACCGCCGCCCTGCACGCCGCGCCGGAGGGGTTCGTGATGGTGCCTATCGCCGAAGTGGCATCTGCACTGGATGTAGTTCGGGATGCGATGGAGTGCGCATACCACAACAGATTTCCAGAGTGCTGTGGTCAGTACAGCCCCAGCGGGTGCTGCGGAAACCCGCGTGAGGCTTGGAGCAAAGAGGATCAGTCGATCATGGATGCCCTGCATCCTGCTGAGCAGGCTCTGACCGCCATGCTCGCCGCCCGCCCGCAGGAGCAGGTCAATGGCTGACGAATTCGACCGCGCATCCGAGTTGGAGCAGGCCCAGCGCGATGCAGCGATTGCGCTAGCCCTCGCTTACTCCCCTGTATCTGCGCGGCCAGCACTGTGCGAACACTGCGAGGAATACCCGCGTGTTGCCGGCTCGGTGAATTGCGCAAGGTGCGACCTGGAGCTTGGAAGATGAGCAGGTCCAGGAACATCAAGCCGGGCTTCTTCAAGAATGAGGTTCTTGCTGAGCTCGCCATGGAACATCGCCTTCTGTTCATAGGGCTTTGGACCGAGGCTGACCGCGAGGGAAGGCTGGAGTTTCGCCCAAGGAAGCTTAAGGCTGAGCTCTTCCCGTATGACGATGTGAACATCGAGGACGGCGTATCAGGCTTAGTGGAAGGCGGATTTCTCCACGTCTATGACGTTGATGGCACGGTCTACATTCAGATCATCAACTGGGGGAAGCACCAGAACCCCCATCACAAAGAGGTTGGAAGCGTCATTCCATCCCCTCCAGGGCATGTAGATACGGTCTGTAAGGGATACATCCCCCTTAGCAACACAATCCGTCGCCGAATCTACTCACGAGACGGAAGGGTATGTCGCTCCTGTGGAGCGACGCATGGCCTGTCAATAGACCACATCGTCCCTGTATCGAGAGGCGGGAACTCAACGGACGACAACCTGCAAGTTCTCTGCCTTGGATGCAATGTGCAGAAGGGGGCGTCCCTAGGCGGCGTTGTCATGCATGACTCATCCATGATCCATGGACAAGTTATGGATGAACAATGCGGATCGCATCTTGACCCACTGATTCCTGATTCCCCATTACTGATTCCTGATTCCTTGAAGCAAGAGCATGTGCAGCCTGCGGCCGCACAGTCGAGGTTCGGGGAGTTTTGGAGCGCCTACCCGAACAAGAAGGGGCGGCAGGAGGCCGAGAAGGCCTGGAAGCGCAGGAAGCTGGATTCACGGTGCGATGAGCTGATAGCTCACGTTCGCCTGATGGATTCGACCGATAGCGGATGGAAGCGGGGGTTTATCCCCATGGGATCGACGTACCTGAATCAAGGGCGGTGGGAGGACGTTCCTCAGCGCGAAGCGCGTGCCGGGCTTGTACTGACGGGCGTCAGTCCCACGGCATCGCCACCAAGCAAGACCCTATCCGCCATCCAAACATTGCAGGGCATGAAGCATGGAAATCGAGTGGATCCACAGCGAGATTCTGGACGGTTTGAGCCAGTTGCTTTGCTTGAGCCTGGACCGGACCCCGGCGGCGGACATGATCGCTGGAACGGCGATGGCGTGGTATCGGGCGGTTACTGACGGGCGCGTGTGGGATAGGCAGCTGGACGCGCCGCGATTCCGCAAGTCTTTCGTGACGCTGATGAAGAACCGCAGGCAATGGCCGTCGCCTGCCGATTTCATGGATGCGATGCCGCCGCGCGAGCAGCTGGCGCTGACCAAGCAGCCGATCACTGCGGCCCCTGAATCGCCGGAAATGAAGCGCCGCTTCGATGAGATCGGCCGACTGCTGAGGATGCACTGATGGACCGCATCGCACTTTCCGACGTGGACGTATTCCGACTGGAGCGCGAGGGATGCAACGCAAACGAGATAGCGGCAGCAATGCAGGTGTCCGTGGTGTTCGCAGCGGCCTTGATGCACCGGGTACGCGTGCTGCACAGCCGAGCGATGGAAGCGCGGCGGCCGGGCGTTCTGCACATGCCGGAGAGAAGGGCGGGGTAATGGTTGAACGCATTCACCCGCGCCAATTTGGCCGCTGGGCGCGAGAGGCAGGCCGTGGCATCAACAGTTGTCCAGGCTACGGAATCACAGACGAGGCATCCGATCAGCGCACCGAGTGGCGGGCTGGCTGGAACGAACGGGATAGGGAGATGAGGCGATGAGCGACAACGATATCAAGCCGGTGGCGTGGGTTGAGCGCAACGAGAACGGTCATGACCGGATGTGGTCATACAGCTTGGAATCGTGGGCGAATCGACCCGCGAACCCGGAGCCGCTCTACAACCAATCCGCGATCGACCGCATAACGGCAGAGCGCGATGCGGCTGTGGCTGCGTTGGCACGGGTGAAGGCTTCAGTGGGGGCGATCTATTACGGTGTGCGAGCTGGATTCTCGGATGAAACAATCCTTGAAGAGTGTGTAGAAGCTGCCCCGGAGCTAGCAGCCATCGACGCCGCCAGGGCGGAGGGCGGGGTATGAGGTTGGTCACTTTCGCCAAGATCAATGGCGTTGTCTTCAAGAAGTGTGGCCCCGGTTGGGGCGGCCCCATTGGATTCTCTACGGCTGATGCGCCGAATTGCACAGTGTGTGGATACAAGAGTCAGGCCGCCGCAGCGGAGGCCTGGCTTTTGTCGCTCGGGCTCTCTCCTGCTGGCGTTGCCTGCTTGCTAGATGCATTGGAGGCAGAGTCATGACCCACAACGTCATCACCCTCCCGCCGAAGGGCCGCGAGCGCGACGTGGAGCGTGTGCTTCGCTTCCTTCTCAACGCCCACCTAGGCAGGCCGATCAACGTCAAGGTGACGGTGGCGCGGCCAGAGCGCTCAGACCCGCAGAACAAATACCTGTGGGGCGTGGCGAACAAGATCCTTTCCGAGCATATGGGTTTCTCAGCTGCCGAGGTCCACGAATGGCTGTGCGGCGAGTACTTCGGCTGGGTGGATCACCGGCTTCCTGGTGGTCGCGTTGAGCAGCGCCCGTTCCGAACCACCACGACCGACGAGAACGGTGCGGCCGACAAGCTGAGCGACCGTGACTTTTGGGACTACGTGGAGTTCATCCAGCGCAAGGCGGCAGAGGCCGGGGTGTTCATCCCTGATCCGGACAAGGATTACAAGCTGAGGAGTGCTGCATGACTCCCCACTGCTACAACCGGGAGCCGTTCGCCGGGCGGTGGATGCCTACGGGGCGCTTCCAAGGAATCAAGCCGATCCTGCGGTGGTCCTACCCGTGGTTCACCGACCGCTGCGGAACTCGCGCTGGGCGCGGTATCGGTCCGAACGGCGAGAACTACGCCGATGCAAATGGCTACGCATGCGACGGGTGCAGGTGGATGGAATGAGCATCGTTTCCAAGAGGCTGCGCGAGTCTGCGGGACACCACGACGCGCACTGCATGGTGAGTATCCCGGGCATCTGTGGGGACGCCACGGAATCAAAGGCTGCCGGTTGCATGTTGGCGCACTGGCGATTCAGCGGTAATGCAGGGGGCGCGCAGAAGCCGGACGATCTCTGCGCTGGGTTCGCGTGCGGCCCATGTCATACCGCAATGGACTCAAACGGGACTACGCATGGCATTCAGCGGGGCAGCGAGGAATGGCTGTTCTACGCATTCAGAGCCACAACGCGGACGCTGCGTTGGTGGTACGACAACGGTTATCTGAGCATCAAGGGCACTAAATGAGCGCAACCCTGACCAACGAAGGATACATCCCGCACCTGCAGGTAGTGACGCCGATTGGCGTTCTACTCGCCCCGGTGAAGCTTCAGCCCGAGCCTGACGGAACGATCAAGACCAGCGACCGCTCGAGGAATTACGTTCCTCCTATTGCCATGCGGCGAGACGGGCGGCTGGTGTTCGCGTTGCCCGGAGGGTTGGAGGTGCTGGGGTGAGCGGCGCCTACAGCCGGCGCAAGGGAGCGACCGCAGAGCGCGAGCTGTGTTCGCTGCTGCGTGACTTCCTTGGCGTTGAGGCGAGCAGGAACCTGAAGCAGTACCAGCAGGCCCAGCACGGAGACATTGAGCAGCTGATCGGCCCGTATCTTGTTGAGGTTAAGAACTGCGCCCGTCTTGAGCTTGGAAAATGGTGGGAGCAGGCAAGGGTGGCTGCATTGGCACGTCGGGCCGCACCCTGTGTTGCATACCGCCTGCCGAACCGCGGGCAGTACGACAGATGGCGATTCATCGTTCCGCTAAACGAGGCATGGCGTACCGGCTGCGACTGGCGCGATGCATTCCGATACACGGCAGACGTTGGGCTTGAGGGCTTTTCGCTGCTGGTACGCGAGTATGGCGGCGCTGCCGCTAACTAGGGGGATAAGTGATGGAAGGATTTCTCAGTGGTCTTGCGCTCGCCCTTATCGTCGGTGCACTACTTCCGAACACATCGGTCACCAAGGAGGAGTACGAATGGTCCTATGCCCGCTGTGAGGCGAATGGCGGTGTTGCATATGTTCGTGGCGAAGGCGCTATCCGTGCACTTTCGGTGATCTGCCAGAACGGTGCGAAGTTCAATCGGCCGGTTAACGAGGGGGTGTGAGGTGGCTAGTTTCCTCGAAAGAATTTCAGTTTTTCTTGGTGCAGGAATAATCACCGGATCAGCGTTGATTATCCTATGTCTGTTGTGGTGGCAGGTGCTGGTCCAGGTAAAGAAATGCGCCCTTGAAACATACCTTTTGGCCGATCTGCGCAAGTGGGCTGCTAGTGCCGAGCGCCGTGGAGTTATCAAAAGGAAGGAGCAGACCAATGGCTGACCCGCGCGAGATTCTGGCGAGGCTGTATCCGACTACCGTTCGGTTTGACGTTGGCCGTGGCGGTGGCGTTCCCGAGCTAACCAACATCGACATTGCCGGCGCGCTGGGGATGGTCCCTGCTGGGCTGGGGCGCGAGGTGCTGGAAGCCTGCTGGTGGCCGGATGGCGCGGCCCTGCGGAGGCACAAGCTGCGGGATGCCGTAATCGCCCTGGTAGAGCCCGAGATTCGCCGGCAGCGGAACCGGCTGTGGGAGGCTGGGCTTGACTACCAGCTCGCCAAGCAGGCCGCAGCTTGGAGCGCCTCTGGCATGACCCATGAACAACGCGTGGCGCTGGAACATGCCCGCGCGCGGTATGAGCTGGTGCAGGAGCAGTGCTGGCCAAAGTCCACGATGGAAAGCTTGCCTACGCTTACCGGCGCCGTCTTGTCCGAAATTGCCAAGGCGAACCATTGCGAAGCCTGCTCAGGGCGTGGTGAGCGTCTGGTGGGCGAGACAGTCAAGGAGTGCGACGAGTGCGGCGGCCGCGGCATCCTGCCGGTCAGCGACCGGAAGCGGGCAAAGGCAATTGGGCGTGACGTTGCCGCATACCAGAGGACGTGGCGTCCGGTGTACCTGTGGCTCATGGACAAGATGCGGGACGCCGAGCAGCAGGCAGCTAGGGAACTCGCGGGGGCGCTGAGCAGGGAGGCAGCCTAAAGTGTTGAGTTGAATGGTCAACACTTTATGGGCCATTCTACGCGCGAGCGAAGTTGCGCCCCGGATAAATCCGGGGCTTTCGCGTTATGGCTTATGGATGGGAATGCGCAGTGGTGATGCGCAGCTAGTTAGGCAATCAGATGGTTAGACGGCTGGGAGTGGCGACCCGGAGGTCGTGGGTTCGAGTCCCACCGGCAGAGGCTTGCCCTCGCGTACAAGAACCAACTAGCTACCAACGCACGCCATATGGAAAGCCGGGATATTACAGTGCCGGCCCAATCCGCTAATTAGAGGAAGGCATGTCATCGGCCAACGTAGATAGCGTGGCTGGGGCTGCGCTTCCGAATGACGCGGTAGAGCGGAATGAGTACCCGAATCTTCGCAGTACGTTGACACATGGGAAGTCGCGCAAAGGGAAGTGGTCTCCTGAATACTATTCATGGGCGTCCATGATCCAGCGCTGCACAAACCCACGGCGCAACAATTGGCATCTGTACGGAGGGCGTGGAATTTCAGTTTCCTCGGAATGGAGGCGATTCGAAGCTTTCTACGCTGATATGGGTACTCGACCAAATGGGCATTCGCTTGGTCGCATCGATCCTGATGGTGACTACTGCGTTGCGAATTGTCGTTGGGAGACTGCTGCAGAACAGGCAAGAAGCCGCCGGAACAACCGGTTGACTGAGTGCGATGCGGTGAAGATTAAGGAAAGCAGGCTTTCTTCTAGAGTTCTTGCAAGTCAGTTCGGCGTCTCTCACACCATGATCAAACAAATCCGTGCAGGCCTTCAATGGAAAGCATGATGTTCCCAGACGATGCTGCCGCAAGGAAGTCGGCTCCCGTTTGCTCTGGTGTGCTGGACTATTTTCCGTCAGCAATCATTGAAGTTGCCCGCCTTTCGGTCGCAGGGAATGCTCAGCATTCGCCTGGTGAGCCACTTCACTGGAATCGCTCGAAGTCAGGTGATGAGGCGGACGCGCTTGTACGCCACCTTCTCCAAAGGGGTTCCGTTGATTCCGACGGGATCAGGCATAGCACAAAAGTTGCGTGGCGTGCCTTGGCACTTCTGCAGAAGGAGCTTGAGAGAGAGGAAGGCGCCCCTATCGGCAGAAACGCGAGGCGTTGATGCGGCCACGTAGGCACTACGTTTTGCCCGACGTCCAGGTCAGGCCCGGGGATGCGACCGATCACCTGGACTGGATCGCTGCGGACATTATCCGGCGGAAACCGGACGTCATAGTCTGCATCGGCGACTTCTGGGACTTGCCTAGTATGTCGTCATACAGCGCCCCGGGCGGTTTAGAGAAAGAAAACTCAAGACTCTTGGCGGACATTGAGGCTGGGCGTGAAGCGATGGCTCGCCTCACCGTTCCGATATGGAAGGAAGTAAGCCGACTTAAGGCGAACAAGAAAAAGCACTGGAACCCGCGGTTCATCTTCACCGAGGGGAACCACGAACATCGAGCGGCGCGGCTTGCGATTAACGATGCCCGATTTGAGGGCGTTGTTGGGACGCACCTTCTTGATGTAGAGACGTTCGGGTGGGAGCGGTACAAGTTCGAGCAGCCAGTCGAGGTGGATGGCGTCTGGTATTGCCACTATTGGAAAACGGCGCACAGCCCCCGGCCCATCGGCGGCACTATCGACAACCGGCTCAACAAGCTGGGGTTCTCGTTCGTGCAGGGGCATGAGCAGGGCAAGCGCTACGGAGATCGCCCGCTGGCGAACGGCAAGACGATTCACGGCCTAGTAGTCGGCTCCTGCTATCTCGGCACTGAGCTGTACCGGGGGCCGCAGGGTGCCAATGAATGGCGAGGCGTTGCCGTGCTGCATGACGTCCGTGATGGGGACTTTGAGCCTATGTTCCTGACGCTGCGCTGGCTGTGTCGCGAGTACACGGGCGAAGAGTTGCCGGATTACATGCGCAAGCGTTATCCGCAGCGCAATTGGAGCCACCTGGAATGAAGCCAAACCCCGAGGTTCTTGGCATCGTTGAGGGGCTCCGAGAGCAGGTATTGCGCGGTGAGGTAAAGGGGCTGTTTGTCTTGGCGCAGATGCGCGATGGCGAGTATGCGTGCGATTACTTCACTAGCGATGTAGGCGATCTCCGACTTGAGTTGGGGAGCGAGATCCTACGGATGAATGAAACCTAGATTTGGCCACAGGGGGCCGTAGTGTGAAAAGCGAATTCGTCGATTTCAGCATCGGCGCGGTGAAGATTGCTCCGCCGGCTGTCGTCGCGGTCGCAAGCAAGACAGGTCAGATTGACCCTCAATCGCTTCTTATCTGGCTGTCGATTGTCTACACCGTCGGGCTGCTGGCTCAACTGGTTACGAACAACGGCAGGCGCTGGATGAGGGCGATCATTTGCGCATTCCGGTGGGTTACAAAGAGATCGCGCCGTGGCAAGCAAGGCTAAGGTCATCGGAGGCAGTGTGGCCGGGGTGCTTCTGGCGACTGCTGCGCTAGTTAAGCCTTGGGAAGGGTACGAAGCCAAGCCATACCGCGACATTGTTGGCGTTATGACTGTCTGCTACGGCAGCACTACCAACATTCATCAGCGGACATACACCGAGCAGGAATGCAGCGAACGGCTCAATAGCGAGCTGGGAAGCTACCTGACGGGGATAAGCCAGTGCATCAAGCGCCCCCTGCGCGAGCGGGAGTGGGCTGCGGTGCTGAGCTGGACCTACAACGTGGGCGTTGGCGCTGCCTGCCGATCGACACTGGTTCGCCGCATCAACGCAGGCGAGCAGGGACCCGGCTGGTGCTCTGAACTAGACAAGTGGGTCTTTGCAGGCGGCAAGCGCGTGCAAGGGCTGGTCAACCGGCGCGCCGCTGAGCGGGCCATGTGTGAAGGGAGGGCTGAGTGATGGAAGAAAAGGACGGCTGGATCGGCCATAACACTGGCGACTGCATCAGCTGCCGCGAGGTGGTCGGTGGCTTCATCGGAAACGGCGTGGAGGGTTGAGTGAACGACAAAGCAATCGAACAAGAGATTCAGGCCAAGGGGCTGACCGCGCCGCGTGTGACGCCGGCTGACATCGAGGCGGAGATTGACGGGGAGTATTACTTCACCGCCCGTGACGGCGTGCAGCAGAACTTCCATCAGCAGGATGAGCTAACCCGCCTTACCGGCGCGCATGGTGAGCTGGAGCGCCTGACCTTCTGCGTCCTGCACCTGCGCAACGGCTTCACCGTTACCGGTGAATCGGCCTGCGCCAGTCCGGAGAACTTCGACGCCGAGATCGGCCGCAAGATCGCGCGGCAGAATGCTGTCGAGAAGATCTGGCCGCTACTGGGCTTCCGGCTGCGGGACAAGCTCAGCGCATGACCCGCGCCCAGATCCTCGCCGCAGTGTGGAGAGAATGAAATGATCTATGCACCTTCAGATGGTGAAATGCTCGGCTTCTTCGCGCTCGTCGCAGCATTCTTCATGGGGCTTGGCGGCTTGGTGTTTTGGGGTCTGCCGAAGCTTTGGGGTTGGATTGCTCCATGGCTGCATGCGGTCACAGGTTGAAGCCAATGAAGATGATCTGGGCGTTTGTGGAAGCACTGCTTGATATCCCGGTAGAGGGGATTGTCCTTATGCTGCTTACGTGGGTGGGCGTATTGGCCTCCTTTCACTTCCTATGACCCGGCTGCAAATCATCCTCGCAGTGTGGCTTCTTAGCCTGCTGGCTGCATTCGGCGCTGGGTGGACGTGGAGGGGCGACAGGGCAGAAGCCCGCGAAGTCCGCACGGAGTTGAAGCAGTCAAAGGCAGAGGCTAAGGCCGCTGACGAGGCACGCGCCAAGGAGCGCAGCCAGTCCGATGCCATGGCTAGGATCGGAGAGAGGCATGAGCTGGACCGACAAGCATCCGAGGGCATTGCTGACTCCGTTGTTGCTGATCTGCGCGCTGGCAACTACCGGCTGCGCAACGAGCTTGCGAGCTGTGAAACCAGCCGCTTGTCCAGCGCCGCAGCCAGCGCCAGCGAACGTGATGCGGGAGCCGTCAGCCGAGAAGAGATTGCGGCTGCTGCTATTCGTATTGCCCGAGACGCCGACGACCAGCTCCGCGCCTGCCAAGCCGTAGTGAGGACATACGATGGCAGCTCTAAGTAACAGCCGAGTATTCAAGGGCATTGCCAGCCGATATCGCCCCAGCCAGCACCAGCCTATCCGCGCTAGGCGCTCGCAGGTCAGGCAGCTGCAGGTGGACTTTAATGGCGCCCTGGAAGATGGCGAGACGATCACCAAGGTGACCTGGGAGTGTGTTTCCCCTTGGATCACATTCATGCAGTCTCCAGAAATTGGCAGCGGCGGTCGATGGGTTTGCGTCAAGGTGACGATGAACTACCCGGGCATTGGTTACGTGAAGGCGACTATCGACACGTCAGCTGGTAACCGCGAGAACTACGAGTTTGAGGTCACGGTGACCGACGCCCCGATGTACCCGACTGCGCAGTACATCCCGAGTAATGGGCCGTATCAGCTAGTGGCGACTTCCTAGTCGCATCGCAAAGAGAGACTGAGTGCCATGGCAAAGGGAGCCAAGACAGGCGGCGGCTCCCGCAAGGGAGTGCCGAATAAATGCACAGCCGAATTCAGAGAGACAGTCCGAAAGCTCCTCGAGGATAACAGCGAGAACGTTGCGCGCTGGCTTTCGATTGTGGCCGAGGGCGATGGGTCTGACGGCGCAAAGCCTGATCCTGCTAAGGCGCTTGACCTGATTTGCAAGCTGGCTGAGTACGCCGCGCCGAAGTTGAACCGAACTGAGCACACTGGCCCGAATGGCGGCCCGGTGGAGCATCGCGTTAGCACCGTGGAGCGCCGCATTGTCCGTCCTGCAGATAGAAACGGCTGAGGTATTCGAGCCGCTGCTGCAGCCGTCGCGTTACAAAGGGGCATGGGGAGGGCGAGGCTCTGGCAAGTCTCACTTCTTCGCTGGGCTGCTGATCGAGGATTCCTTGGCTGAGCCAGGGAGCAGTGGTGGCGAAGGGCTGCGCTCAATCTGCATCCGCGAGGTTCAGAAGGATCTAGCCCAGTCGTCCAAGGCGCTCCTTGAGGCGAAGCTCGCGCAGTTCAACCTAGGCGAGGCGCAGGGCTTCAAGGTGTTCCGGGAGTTGATCCAAACGCCAGGAGACGGCCTGATCATCTTCAAGGGCATGAACGACTACACCGCTGATTCGGTGAAGTCGCTGGAAGGCTACAAGCGAGCGTGGTGGGAAGAGGCGCAGACGGCAACGTCGCGCTCCCTGTCATTGCTCAGGCCGACGCTCCGCGCTGCTGGATCGGAACTGTGGTTCAGTTGGAACCCGCGGCGAAAGGTTGACCCAGTTGACGTCCTGCTAAGAGGTAAGGAGAAGCCGACCGGCGCGACTGTGGTTCGTGCCAACTGGCAGGACAACCCTTGGTTCACCGATGAGCTTGAACAGGAGCGCCTGGACACGTTCCGGATTGACCCGGATCAGTACGGGCATATCTGGAATGGTGACTACGTGACCGCCTTGTCTGGCGCCTATTACGCCCCGTTCCTCGCCAGGGCAAAGGAAGATGGGCGCATCGGGCATGTGGCTCCGGATCCGCTGCTTACCCTGCGGGCGCACATCGACATTGGCGGAACTGGAGCCAAGGCCGACGCGTTTGTCATCTGGATAGATCAGTGGGTGGGCCGCGAGGTCCGCATTCTGGATCACTACGAGGCTGTTGGGCAGCCGCTTGAGGCGCACGCCGATTGGCTCAGGTCTAAGGGCTACGTTCCAGGCAAGGTGACTATCGTCCTGCCTCACGACGGTGCGGCGAACGACAAGGTTCACAAGGTCAGCTACCAGTCTGCGTTCCGCGACATGGGCTACGACGTAGTAGTCATCCCCAACATGGGCGCTGGTGCGGCGATGCGTCGCGTTGAGGCGACCCGCCGGCTGTTCCCGTCGATCTGGTTTGACGAATCCAAGACGGAATCTGGGCGCGATGCGCTTGGCTGGTACCACGAGAAGCGAGACGAGAACCGAGACGTTGGTCTTGGCCCGAACCACGACTGGTCAAGCCACAGCGCGGACGCATTTGGGCTGATCGCGGTGGACTACGAGCTTAACCCGCCTCATGCGTCCGCAGTGGCAAACCTGACATTCGAAACCCAATTCTCCCCGGCAGGCTTCGGCCGCCGCACTAGCATCCTGGAAGGCTAATGGCTAAGAGCAAGAACACTGGCGGCATTGAGCGCGACGACTGGACGCGCGACATGCTCCAGCGGGCAAGCGATTGCTTCAGCTTTGACTCAGAGCAGCGCCGCAAGGTCCTGGATGATATGCAGTTCGCGTTCGTATCCGGGCATCAGTGGGACAACCACCTGAAGTCCAAGCGGCGGAACAAGCCGTGCTACGAGTTCAACCAGCTGCGGCAGCTGATCCGGCGCGTTACCGGGCAGCAGTTGAAGAACAAGCCGCAGATCAAGGTTCGGGCTGTTGAGGACAGCGACGTCGAGACCGCAGAGGTCTACAACGGTCTGATCAAGAACATCGAGGTCCAATCGGCGGCAGAGACCGCCTATGACACGGCGTTCCAGTGGGCCGCTGGCGGCGGTTATGGCGTGCTGCGCGTTGTGTCCGAATATGAGAGCGACCGGAGCTTTGATCAGTGCCTGAAGATCAAGACGGTCAACGACCCGCTCACTGTTTGGTGCGATCCTGGCGCACGAGAGTTTGACCGATCAGACGCGCGCTATTGGTTCGTCACGGAGGTCATCCCGAAGTCAGAGTTCAAGCGCCGTTGGCCGAACAAGCCGATGGTTGATTTCTCGGCAACCGGCATGGATGAGCTGGATCAGGATTGGTGGCTTGAGGACGGCGTTCGCATCGCCGAGTACTGGCACAAAAAGCCAAAGAGAAAGACCATCCACCTGCTGACGGATGGCACGGTTGTCGATGCCGAAGAATTTGACCCCATCGCCGAAGAGCAGGCGGTACAGGGGCTGCTGATCAAGTCCAGCCGAGAGGTTGAGTGCGACGAAATCTACTCGGTCCCGGTCTGCGGCACTGGCATGCTGGAAGAGCCGACAAAGTGGGGCGGGTCAATGTTCCCGTTCGTCATCCAGTGGGGCGACTTCCTCACTATCGATGGCAAGCAGATCTATAGCGGCATGACCCGGTTTGCGCGCGATGCGCAGACGATCCACAACTTCGAAATGTCCTCGCTGGTTGAGGTGGTCGCCAAGCTGCCGAACAACCCGCTCAAGGCTACCCCGGCGATGATCAAGGGGCTGGAGTCGTTCTACGAGCGGCTTGGCTACGACGACCCGCCTGTGCTGCTGTACAACGCCGACCCGGCCGCCCCGGCAGGGTCGCCCCAGCGCGAACCCATGTCGCAGCTGCCTACGTCTCTTGTGCAGCTTGCTGGGATCGCTACCGATGAGCTGAAGATGGTCACTGGTGTTTACGATGCCAGCATCGGCGCTCGCTCCAACGAGACCAGCGGGCGGGCCATCCTGGCGCGGCAGAACGAGGGCGAGACCGCCAACTTTGTCTACACAGACAACCAGGTCAAGGCGCTGAAGCGGCTCGGTGAGATTCTGGTGGACGCGATCCCGCACTACTACGACGCAGAGCGCTCGATCCGCATCTTGGGCGACGACAACGCCGAGAAGTACATCAAGATCAACCGGCCGACGCTTGATGAGCAGACCGGCGAGGTCTACATAGTCAACGATCTTTCGCGCGGCAGGTACGACGTGACTGTGACGGTTGGCCGCAGCTTCGACACTGCCAGGATGGAGCTGGCTGAGGCCGCGCAGGCGCTGTCGCAGCAGCCGGGTCCGTTCGGGATGTTGGGTCAGCTGATGTTGATGAAGTCGCTTGACGTCCCGGGGATGGACGAGTTTGTGAAGGCAGCGCGGCAGGTTGTGGTGAACGCTGGCCTGCTCAAACCTGGAGAAGGTGACGACCCGCCGCCTGCGCCTGAGCCGAACCCCAAGGACGTTGCTGATGCTGAGCAGAAGGCTGCATCCGCCAAGCTCAACAACGCGAAGGCCGAGGGGCAGCAGCTGCAGAACGTCGCGGATGCGCAGGCGCTGCAGCTGGCATATGGATCGCCGCCTCCAGATCCCATGCCACAGCCAATGCCGATGAATGAACCGCCTCCGGGCGGTTTTTTTATGGCCGAAGGAATGCCGCCGCAGTAGGCGAGCCACCGAACCGGGCGGATCCCGGAACACGAGCAAACCATGACTGACGAAGCAACCAACGGGGCGTCGACCCCGGTGGCGGACGCTGCTGCGCCGCTGAAATCAAACGACACCAGCGAGATGAAGGTCATCCAGCAGCTTGCTCAGGCCGAGCCTGAGAAGAAGCCGGAGCCGAAAGTCGAGCCGGAAGTAGACGACTCCGATCCTGAAGTGGATGAGGAGCATGACGCACCAGAGGCGGGTTCCGACGACAAGCCGAAGCAGGGCAAGTCGGGGTGGAAGAAACGTCTGGAACGGGTCAGGCGTCAGGTCGAGGCCGAGACCAAAGCACGCATCTACCAAGAGCTACACGAAAGGCAGTACGCAGCGCCGCCCACCAGCGAGCCGGCTGAGCCTGCCAAGACGTGGGAAACGCTCCTGGAAGAGAACGACTTTGATCAAAGCAAGGCACTGAAGGCTTTCTACCAGCAGGAGCGTGAGGCCGAACGGGCCGCAGAAGCGCAGAGAGCTGAGGAAGAGAAGCGCGCCAAGGCCGCCGAATCTATCAAGGCAAAGGTCGAAGAATTTGAGGAGCGTGTCGGTGAAGGCGCGATGGACGAAATCATGTCCTCGCCACTCAACACCGACGCGAAGTACAAGCCGCTGGTTGAGATGTTCATGGGTGACGAGAACACCTTTGATATCGCCTACGAGCTTGCCAACAACCTCGAAGAAGCCGACCGCCTGTTGAGCCTTTCGCCCCTCGCGCGTGTGCGTGAGCTGGCAAAGCTTGCCGAGAAGTTTGGCGGTGCGCCGCAGAAGCCGGCCCCCGTTTTGCCCCCCAAGAAAACCACCAACGCCCCTCCGCCTCCAAAGACGGTTGCTGGTTCTGGCAAGTCGATGGTCGATATCCACGACCCGAATGCAACTACAGACCAGCGCATTGCCGAGTGGACGCGAGGGAAGAAGCGCTAACCACTTCAAGAGGCAATACAAATGCAAAACCAGACTCTCACTACAGACCTTATCACCGACCGCGCGCTGATGATCTTCAGCCAGGCGAGTACGGTGCTCAAGTCGTTGCCGCGAACCTACGAAAAGGACTTCAAGGGCACTCCTAAGGTTGGTGACCACGTTCGCGTTCCCGTTCCCCAGCATGGCGTCGTCCGCGAGGGCCGCGTTGCTAACCCGCAGCCGCTCAAGACCTTGGTTCGCCCGGTCACTATCCAGAGTCAGCGTGGTATCGACCTGACCTTCAGCTCGTCTGAGTTGGCCCTGGACATTGAAGAATTCAGCCGCCGTTACCTTGATCAGCAGATTGCTGACTTGGTCGTCAGCATTGAGGCAGACGTGCAGCAGCTGATGTACCAGTGGATCCCGAATCAGGCCGGCAACCCTGCGGCACAGTGGACCAATATTGGCGAGGCAAATAAGGCCAAGAAGTACATCGAGGACAATGGCGGCGGCTCCGGCACCAAGCGGATGGTGACCAACAACGCCACCGATGTGACGCTGATCAACAGTATGCGCGGCCTGTTCAATTCGCAGAAGCAGATCGACGTGCAGTATGAGGATGGCTACATCGGCCGCGCCTCGGGCTTCGACTGGGCCAGCTCGACGGTCACTCCGATCCACACCAACGGCACTGCGGCGACCGCTGCTTACCGCGTCAATGGCGCAAGCCAGACCGGCAGCGTCATCGCCATCAACACCGGTACCGGCACCATCACCAAGGGTTCGGTGGTCACCTTTGCCGGGTGCTATGCAGTCCACATGCAGACCAAGCAGAACCTTGGGTATCTGCGTCAGTTCGTAGTGACTGAGGACTACGCGGGGGGCGCAGGCAACCTGAGCATCTACCCGGCCATCGTGACTAGCGGCAGCGAGCAGAACGTGTCTGCCTCGCCGACCACTGGCGCCAGCGGCACTGTGACGATTGCTGGTGCCGCTGATGCCAGCTACGGCATCAATTTGGCCTATCGCCCGGAAGCGTTCCAGTTCGTGACGGTTGACCTGCCGGAGCTTTCTGGCTGGGACACCAGCCGCCGCTCCTACGACGGCATTTCGATGCGTTACACGCGCGGTTCCGACATGGTCAACGACAAGAACCTGCATCGACTTGACGTTATGTGGGGCTTCGGCGCGATGCGTCCGGAGTGGGCATCGCGCGTCGCCAATGACGTTTCCAACCTCACTCTGGCCTAAGGAGTAATCAATGGCTATCAACAACCCCAACATCGCAGATCGTCATGACCAGACCTTCTTTACTGGTCCGATTGGCAATGGCACTCATCTGACTGGTCCGCTGGTTGTTACCGATGGTAGCGGGAATGTTGCAACTGTTGCGGCTGCAGCTACCGACGCCACCAGTACTCAGGCGCTCGCAAACTCGCTTCGAAGCGCTTTGATTCAGCTCGGCATCGTTACCGCTTCGTGATCCACAAGAGGGGCCTTCGGGCCCCTCTCTCATTTAGGGAGTCCTGCCTATGGCAACTGTAGCAAAGGTCGTGGGCAGGGCTCTGCGACTTATCCAGGTCGTTGACGCCCGCCAGCCGGTCAGGGCGTCCGACATGGAGACGGCAATCGAGGCGTTGAACGCCATGATTCGCCGCTGGGAGGCTGACGGCATCTCGCTTGGCTGGATGCCTAACGACAATCCTTCCGACGAGGTTCTTGTCCCTGATGAGGCGGTTCAGGCGGTCGCGGCAAACCTTGCCGTTGTCCTCGCGCCCGAGTACGGCGTGTCTGTGTCGGGCGTAGTAGCGCAGATGGCAGCCGCCGGCATGAACGACTTGATGCGAGATCAGGCGATTGCTACGCCGATCCGCCCGATTCTGAGCGTTCCTGAGTCCTCCAACTACCGCTCCAACACCCTCAACGGGTCCAGCTGGTACAACGGATGAGAACCGAGCCTATCCAGCTGATCGGCAGCGCGTACGCCGACAAGGTGCGTCCCTGGTCGTCGCAGGATGTTTGCAACTGGATCCCGACGCAGGCTGAAGTTCCCGGCACCAGGACGATGCAGCGCTACGCCACAGCGCCAGGGCTTCGCCCATATCTCGAGGTTCCGGAATCCGAGTTCAGCGGGACGGTCGTTCGTGGACTTTGGAACTGCAACAACAAGCTGTTTGCTGTCATCGGGACGCAGCTCTACCAGATCAGCAATACCGGCGTTGCCATCCCTCGCGGGACGATTCCCGGTGTGCAGCGGGTCAAGTTTGCGCACAACTGGATCAATGAAGGCAATGAGCTGCTGATTGTCAACGGCTACTCCGGCTACGTGTACAGCACGGTCACACAGGAGCTGAAGAAGGTCGTTGATGCAGGCTACCCGGGCGCCATAGACGTTGTTTTCATCGACAACTATATGGTCCAGATTGAGCCCGCCCGCCGATTCGCCTTCAACTCTGCGCTTGCTGATGCAAGCAACTACAACGAGCTTGACCGCTTCACTTCCGAGGTGAATTCCGACCTGTTGGTCGGAATGGCTGTGACGAATAACGAGCTGCTTCTGTTTAGCGAGAAGAGTTCGGAGTTCTTCTATAACAGCGGCGATCAAGTTCAGCCGTTCAAGTCGAAGCGCATCTACATGAATCGTGGGTGCGCCGGCCGTGACACGATCAACCTTACCGACAACACGGTGTTTTGGCTTGGCGATGATGGGTGCTTCTATCGCCTTGACGGCTACAGTCCGGTTCGCATCTCTACGCGTCCAGTGGAGGAGGCAATCCGTGGGCTCAACTGGGCCCAGGCGTTCTCGTTTGTGTGGAATGACTCGGGCCACTCGGTCGTCTACTGGACGTTCCCTGACGGGCATACGTGGGGCTACGACGCATCCACGCAGAAGTGGCACCGCCGCGCCTCCCGAGGCATGCGCCGCTGGCGCGTCAACTGCATGGCGACTTGGCAGGATAGGTGGTTTGCCGGCGACTTCCAGGCAAAGCGGCTATGGGAGGTTGATTGGGACTACTACATGGAGGGTGATCAGGAGATTGAGCGCGAATGCACCTCGCCGGTGACTCATGACAATCAGTGCCGCGTCCTGATGCCGCGGCTTGAAGTGATCATGGACGTTGGGAACGAGTCAGTCGCTCAAGGCCAGTTTCCTGAGCAGCCAACAGGCCCAGCCATCAGCGGTGATGCGCCGAATGGAACAACTGGCGTCCCATACAGCTACACATATACGGTTACCGCTGGTAGCTCGCCGATTGCAAAGACCACGATTGACGAGTCCGCATTGCTCGCCGGGTTCACCTGGAATCAGTCAACGGCCACGCTTGGCGGAACGCCAGCAGAAAGCGGCTCCATGACCATTAGGCCGAGAGTTGTTGACCGCAATGGCCTATGGGCGCAGATCGAGGACACGATATCGACCATCGGCATCGTCTACTGGGCCCCAGAAACTGCAACTGGCGGTGCGCTGGACATACTGGACGGCGGTGTAACCGTATCTGGCGCGTCCAATACGGCCGGGAGCATAACAGCCGACACCGTAGTGTCTGATGGAGATTGGTATTGGGAGTCAACTACAGGCTGGTACCTGGATAGTAGCTCTGAGATCAACCACTTAGGCCAGACGGGGATTATCCGTATCTCTGACTCCGCAAACGGCCTTGTCCTTGCCCAGATCGGAGCAAGTGATGGTGGAGCGGTTGCATCTGACAACACTCTGTTCAGCTCTCAGATTCTTTACCCGGGATGGATCCCCGCTGCTGGGATTAGTCGCCAGGCGCGAGTAAGAAACCGGCTCTCGTTCAATGGATCCGGTGCCACATGGAAGGTCGCAATTGATGACGGAGATTGGGCCGAGATCATGACCAACAAGATTGGCGAGTTTGCCCCATATGCCCGATCGAGGGGATCAAGTCAGGACGGCGAGATCCCAGCAAAACGGGCGACGATCTACTCACGTCCAGAGGAATTCCTCTATGAAGTCCCGACTGGCGCAATGGCGCTTGGCATGGCGGTAACTGCATGAGCGACCACTATCTGCGAATGCAGTACTCCGATGACGGAGGAAACAACTTCACCGATTGGGAAGAGGAGTCTATTGGTGAAGTCGGCGAGTATGGGCAGCGCGTTGTTTTCACCCGCCTTGGCTCGTTCCGAAATCGCGTGATCCGAATTCGTTGTACTGCACCACGACGCTGCGACGTTCTTGGCGCTGTAGCAGCGTTGCAGCCCACGGAGGGCTGACCTATGTCCGTTCCGTCATGAGGGTCTCGGAGTCTCCCGGGCCGCTAGAGCGTGTCGCCAATCATCCGAAAGTCTATTCGGCCGTGTCCTGCAAAGGGTGCGGCCGAATCAGTTTCGGGGATGCGTGGGCACGGTGCATTGGACTGGAGTTCGGCGACTGCGGCGGCTTCATCTATGTCCACCTGGAGCCGCGGACGTGGGAGGTCCACACCCTGTTCCTGCCAAGAACGCGTGGCGTCGATGAGTACGCGGAGCAGTCTCTGCGGCACATGTTCGACGTCGTCGGCGCCGAGCGCATCGTGACGATGGTCCCGGCCGACCTTCCTCATGCCCGCCGATTCGCCCGCAGGCATGGCTTTGTTCTCACCCACATAACGCAGGATGGCTGGGAGCGCGATAGCGGTCCAGTCGATCTGCATCATTTCGAGCTATCGAAGGAGGAATGGCAATGCCAGCAGCAGCAATCGGCCTAGTGGCGACCGCATACGCCGCAAATCAGCAGAGGAAGGCGGCGAAGGGGGCATCCAATGCTGCACAGAGTGCCGCTGATGCCGCAACCGCTGAGCAGCGGAGGCAGTATGATCTGACGCGCCAAGACAATATGCCATGGCTTCTTGCAGGGCAGGACGCATTGGCGAAGATGCAGGCACTGAATGGCGGGAACCTTGGTAAGTTCTTTGAGTCTCCGGATTACCAATTCACACGCCAGCAGGGAATCAACGCACAGGATGCATCAGCCGCATCTCGAGGAAATTTGTTTGGTGGCTCCCATTCGCGCGACCTTACTAACTATGCATCTGGTCTTGCATCTCAGCAGTATGGGAACTACTACAACCGTCTTGCAGCGATGGCTGGTATCGGCCAGAACACCGCCTCAAATCTTGGCTCCGTAGGTCAGAACTACGCCAATGCTGTTGGCAACAACATGTTCAACGCTGCGTACACTAGGGCGAGCTCATACCAACAGCAGGCAGATGCAAATTCTCAGCTTGCAGGAAATGTAGGCAGCTCATTCGGAAGGTGGTATGCCAATAACTCCGCCAATAACGGTGGCGGAACCGGATGGTATCTCGGCAATAACCCCGGGAGGGGCTGATTGATGGCAACTAACCTTCTACAGCTTGGTAGTTATGTGCAGCAGGGTTTTGACGAAGGACGGCAACAGGGGTTGGAGCGCCGCTACAATCGATTGGCAGGACAGGCGTTCAACGCTCCTGACAACGCGACCCGCGATGCTGCCGTAGGGCAGATAGCGGTCAACAATCCGTCTGCGGCAATGGCCCTGCGTGGGCAGTTTCAGGAACAGGATGACCGCAACACCCGTCTGCTGACCAATATGGCGCGTTACATGAAAGGCGCCTTGGACAGCAAGAATGATCAGGCAATTGCAGGAGCATGGAAGGCAATCCGTCCGGCGCTAATCAAGTCCCGTCTGGCGACTGAGCAGGAGATTTCGCCGAATTGGGACCCGAGTTACGAGCAGACTGTCCACCAGCTGCTGGCGATGGGTGGTCCGGAGACTGCGGCCTACAACCAGAACAAGGTAATTGGCGATGCACTCGTTGGGCCTGACGGAAATGTCTTGTATCAGGCTGAGCGCCAGCCAGAATACATGTGGTCCGACCGTGCAGGAGCATGGATTCCGAACCCGAACAATGCGCTTTTGGCCCAGCGCCAGGGCTCTCCCCAAGGGACGCCTGCGAATCCACTTGAGCAGGGTGGTACGCAAGCAAGGGTCGCCGATGACGCGGAGCTGGCAAACCAGATGATCGCAGCCGGGATTCCGGAGGCACAGGTTGATGCATTCCTCGCAACAAGGATGAACCCTAACGCAGGTACAAGTTTTGCTGCTGCGGGAGGCCTTGAGCCAGTTCGAGTTGCCGGGGTTGGCCCGAAGCCTGAGATATCTGCCGCAGAGCAGATCAGATTAGACATGGCTCGTGAGGCTTCCGCCCGCGCAGATCGAGCTGAGGCGCGCGCAGATCGAGCTGAGCAGCGTCAGGTTGCAGCAAACTCGGTGTCAGGAAGGACTCCCAACGAGGGCGAGCGAAACGCCAGTGGTTTCTATCAGCGCATGGTGGCCGCCAACGCAGAGTTGAAGCGGCTGACTGATTCCGGCTACGACCCAACCAACCTACGGGACCATCTGACCGTTGGGAACCCCGTCGGCAACTTCTTCGCCAGCAATGAAGGCCAGCAGTATCACCAGGCAGCTATGAATTGGGTCAGGGCCAATCTCCGAAAGGAATCTGGCGCTGCCATCGGGGTGGATGAGGCGCGGCAGGAGATCGCCAACTATTTCCCTCAGCCGGGTGACACCCCTGATGTTGTTAGGCAGAAGACCAATAACCGGCTGGTGGTCGAACAGGCGATGCTCCAGGCTGCTGGGCGTGCGACACCACAACGGGCCGCTGCACAACCCGCAGCTGCCGCGCCGTTGAGTAACCCCACGCCACAGCGCGCCCGAAACCCCCAGACGGGGGAAGTCCTCGAACTCCGCAACGGCCAGTGGGTGCCTGCACGATGAACATGCCTCCGCTTCCTCCTGGCTTCGTGCTGGAACAGCCCGAACAGCAGAATGGCATGCCGCCGCTGCCGCCCGGTTTTGAGCTGATGCCGGCTGCCGACTTCTCGGACGTGTCGTCGCGCGTCGATTCAACGGCAGATGGTCCCGGCCTCGATATCGAGATCGTTGGTGGCACGCCGGAAAGCCAAGTTCGGCCGTCTGCCAATGATTCGGCCTTCGCTCGCATGATCTCGGGCCAGCCGGCGCCGCAGCCAGATGGCAACGCGATTGGCCGCGCACTCGGTCAGATTGGTGGCCGGCAGGTACTGCAGGGGGCCTATGGCCTGTACGGCGCCCTCGGCGGCGACCTGTTGGACCACTATGTGCTTGGTCCGATTGACCGCACGCTCGGCACCGAGGGGACCGATTTCCAGCTTGGAACGGGGGGGCGGGGGTACCGCCAGGCAGCCTCTGACCTGGCCGATAGCCAGGGCATGTACAAGCCGCAGACCGCCCAAGAACGGGTGTACTCCGACATTGGCGAGGCACTTACCGGTACGGGCCTGACTTTGGGGCTGGGCGGCTTGGCCGGGGCGGGCAGTAAGGTCGGCAACTTCCTGACGGCACAGCCCGGCTTGCAGGCACTCTCCACCGCAACAGGTGCCGGTGCGAGCAGCGCCGTACGTGAATCTGGTGGGTCGCAAGGGGCACAGTTGGCCGCCGGAGTGCTGGGGGGGCTCGGGCCATCCGCCCTTCGTCCGTTAACTGCTGCCGGCGCCAGCTCTGTCCTGAGTCGAATGGCGCCAGAGGCGCGGAAAGAGATCGCGCGCGAAGCACGGGACCGTGGAATCGCACTCTCTCCGGTTCAGATCAGCGACAACCGCTTCTTAAAGTGGGCGCAATCCATGTTGCGCAGTGTCCCATTCACTGGCTCTCAAGGCAGGTACCAACGCCAAGTTACTGACTTCAATCGCGCGCTCGCAAAGGAGATCGGCGAGGACGCTAGTAACATTGGGCCAGAAGTCTATGCTAGGGCCAAAGATCGCCAATCGGCACTGTTCAATGAGCTCACCGAAAGAAACTCGGCGCGGGTAGATGACTCTCTGGTAAAAAGCCTTTCCAATATTGCAGAAAGTTCCCGAATGGCCGGCACCCAGGTGCGCGACCAAGTAGAGTCAGCAATCGATGCGCTGTACTCGCAGGCCACTACTGGCCCCGGTGGTGTGGTAATCCCTGGTCCCGCTTATCAAGCATTTGATGCCCAACTGAACCAGGTGATCAAGAATGGTGGCCCAACCGCCTACTACCTTGGAAATGTTCAGAGTGCTGTCCGTCGAGCGATGGACAAATCCATCACCCCTAATGATCGTGCGGCGTGGAGTGCGCTACGGCGTGAGTTTGGGAGTCGAAAGGCGATCACACCACTTGTCGCCAAGGCGGCAGAGGGGGACATTCCCCCCGCTCAGGTTCTTGGAGCGGTAACTGCAACCAAGGCTGGAAAGGAGGCGATGGCTTCAGGGCGGCGAGGGAATATCGGAACATTGGCCAGAATCGGACAACTGATGAAGGAGCCGCCGAGCTCAGGAACTGCCGAACGTAGCTTCGTTGGTGGGCTGCTAGGTGCCGGGGCGTATGTCGATCCCGTGACTGGCAGTCTAACGGCTGCCGGCCTAAATCTACTTAGTAGAGGCCTCGATAGCAGAACACTGGGGCAGCTGATGATCCGCGAGAACCCCGGCATGACAATGGAGCAGGCCATGCGGATCATCGAGAGATCAGCAGTGCCAGTAGGGATATCCACGCAGCCTGTCGGCCGGGAAGATTGATCGTTCAATCATTAGGAAATGACAAATCATCGTCGTCATGAGGGCGGCGGCCTGGATACTTGGTGTAATAGGCCGTCTCATTAGCCGCTGCCCTTATCTTTTTCAGTTCATCTAGAATCTTGTCTAGAACTTGAACCGTAAAGTATGACCCGACGACAAGGGCGCCAAGGCAGCCGCCGACTACCGTCATGAACCACTGAGCCTTGTCCATCACTCCGTTACCTCCATGAAATAGGTGTATAGCACCCCAAACTAAGGCGCCAATTGTCAAAGCAATGGAGGCAACTAGCATCATTACGAGAGCCAACCCTTTGAATCCTGCACCTGGCTCTAATGACTTCTCGTGCTCCCGCTGCATCCAGTCCTTCGGCTGACCGCCAACATTGGAAAGGTCGAACTTCTCTTTAGCCATGACTGATTGCGCCTAGTGCTTTGAAAGGTAGAGCCACAGTAGCAAGCCGCCTATCAGCAGGACCGGCCACAGGAACGCGAGGATCGTTGCCAAGATGGAAGAAGGCAGCCATCCGAGGCCGAACCCAAGCAGGAAGCCGTATGTAAACGTGCAGTAGGCCCATGATCCGAGAAATACGACGATCCATGTAAGCCAGAAACCGCCCCAGTAGACGATCCCATCTGAGCTGTTCATTCATCCCCCTCCTAGTCCGGCAATCCTACCACCAGTCGCCCAGCCCCAGCAGGGGCTCAACAGGCCCCGGAAATCCGGGGCCACTTCTTTGGAGAGTCCTATGAACCGAGTTGCCAAGGCCATCCGCCCCTATCGACTGCGCGCCGTGATGGCGTTCGCCCGGCTACTGGGGGTGCCTGTGGACGTCCACTGCAAGTGGTTCCTAGCCCACAACTAGACTAGGAACGAGCGCTTTCAGGTCTGCCAGCTTATCGACCTTGCCAACAACGACTGCGCCGGTAGTGTCCATCGAGCCAACGAGCGCCATATCTTCCGATGGTGCAATGGCAGCTTTAATGCTCGCGGCTACAGCGGCTTTCGTTGAATTGGTACCGATAAGCCAGAACGAGGTTGGCTCAAACCACCATCCGCCAACCCGGTGCTTTTTCACTGCCTCGATCAGAGCCTCATATCGTTTGTTGTAGTCGCGTCCAGCAACTACGCCTTCCTTGAGGCGAAAAGTGATCCACAAAGTTGCCATTCCTTTCCCCTTCGACAGCCCGTCATTGGGCTTCAGAAGGATAAGAAGTATCAGTCTCATTGATGCGAGATACAGAGCAACACAGCCACGAATCCATTCGTACCCCAGAAGGCCCGCCTCCGAGCGGGCTTTTTCTTTGCCCGGAGACAAAATGAGCTTCCGAATCCTGAACCAAGCCCCGCAGTACCTACTTGCAGACGGGAACGTGAATGCGGGTGGCAGCCTGACGTTCTACGCCACCGACCTAACCACCCCGAAGAACACATGGTCCAACGCGGCCAAGACTGTCCTGAACCCGAACCCCGTTGTGCTGGATGCTGCCGGCCGTAGCAACACGGACATTTGGGGGGATGGCGAGTACGGCGTGGTCTGCAAGGACGCGCTTGGCGTCGTGCAGTGGACCAGGAACAACGTGCGTGACGCATCTGGATCCAGCACCACGATCCCGGCGCTACAGACCGGCAAGTTCCTGACCAACGACGGCGCCGTGCTGCAGTGGGAGACGGTTGTCCAAGTTCCTGACATGACCGGTGAATCCGGAAACATCCTGAGCAACGACGGTGCCAACCCGACGTGGATTCCTCCGCCGGTAGCGCCGCCTGCCTCGGAGATGACCGGTACCGAGCGTGTGGTAATCAGGACCGGCGGCGATACGGATTGGATGATTCAAAAGGGAACCGCAACTGCACCAGCCTCTGGCCTTAATCAAAGCTCATTGGCTGTCACGTTCCCGCAGGCATTCAAGACTGGGACCATCCCGAACGTATCCATCACGCCGTCTCCTGGCACTCAACCGGGCGGCCCAGTGGTCCCGTATGTATCTGCAGCTCCTACCGCTGCTGGATTCACTGCCGTGTTTGACGTGGCGGAAGGGAACTCCGGGGACCAGAATGTAATTACTCCGGTTTCATTCCAGTGGATCGCGCAGGGCGCGGTTGACGCGGCATGAGCATCACCAGCGGCGCGGTTAGGCCATCGGTAACGCATCCCGTTGTAGATCGCTCCGGCCTCATCACGCGGCCGTGGGCGGACTACTTCGCGCGCATGGCGCTTGCCCAGAACAGCGACGAGCTGCAACAGCTGTTCGAGGCGCTCGCGGAACGGGTAGCGCAGTTGGAGCAGGGCGGAAGTGTCAAGGTAGTTGGGCGCCGATCAGTTACATCAAGCGGAACAGCAATCGTCTACGTCTCCCTTGTGAACGACGTAGATTCGCCGGGCAACACTGAGTACTACGGGTCTGATCCTACAGGAAAACGCGGCTTCTTCCAGATCGCCGATGCGATAGGCGTCGATGCGGGCGAGCTTGAGAAAACCGTAGGTCCGGACGGCGTTGCGTCCTTCGGTCTGGCGAATCTCCCAGATGCTGGCGGCGGCGCGCTCAAGAAGATCATGCGCGACTCGTTCGGGCGCGTAGCTGGGACCAGCGACCCGACGACAACTGACCTGCCGGAAGGCTCGAATCTCTACTACACGAACGCGCGTGTCGATGCGCGCATTGCCGCTGCCGGCGGCCTCCAGATTGGCGAAATCCTCGTTGCCGATGGCGTCTCACCTCCAGTGATGCTCACCGACGAGGCCGAGACCGATTTCCTTTACCAAGGGTAACCAATGAAGGCATCTGATAACGCATTCCCCAAGGTGATCCTTGTCGAGGGAAGCTCCCCGGCGACGCCGGCATCTGGGCAGGTCAAGGTATACGCCAAGGGCGACGGACACGTCTATTCCATGGACGATACAGGCACGGAAACCCCGCTGTCTGGTGGTGGTGGTGGATCATCCGTTGTGCCGGTTGCCACCCCAACGATTTCCAGCGGCGTCCTGACCTTGGACTTTGGCGGGGCCTCAGTCTACGCCGGCGCAGTCACGCTCACCTCAAACGTAACCTCATTGGTGCTTACCAACCTTCCAGGCTCTGGAAAGTTTGCCGAGTACGAATTGCACATATCGCAAGATGGCACCGGCGGTAGAACATTCGCTATACCGTCATCTCATAAGCCGCTCCCGAGTTCAACTACTGCCGTAGGCTCCGGCCCTAGTCAAGTGACTGTCCTGTCAGCGTCAACCGTAAACAACGGGACCACTTGGCGCTACGCAATGGGGATCAGCGCATGATGCTACGCAGGCTTCTTATGGCGTCTGGTGCGCCGGCCAGCGATCCGTTTTGGGCCAACGTAACCTCGCTATTGCATTTCGATGGGGCGGACGGCAGCACCACCTTCACCGATCAGAAGGGCAGCATATGGACTCCATCTGGTGATGCGCAGATTGACACGGCACAATGGAAGTTTGGCGGCGCCAGCGGTTTGTTCGATGGCAGTGGCGACTATATCAGCACGCCGAACAATACTGGTTTTGACTTCGGATCAGGCGATTTCACCGTAGAGTTCTGGATGCGTCCAGCGGCTAACGTTACGGCAACACAGGTGCTTTTTTGTAAGGCAGTTGGCCCAGGGGCACGCTCTTTCGGTTGCTCTGTTGCATCTGGGAATCGGGTGTATATGGCGATTTCATCAAACGGAAGTAATTTCACTGACTATCTAAGTACCAATGGTGTATTTTCTGCTGGGGTTTTCTCTCACATTGCCTATGTCAGGTTTGGAAGTGTTCTCTCTATATATGTGAATGGTGTATCTGTCGTCAGCCAAGCAATCACGACGCCAGTGTTCACGGCAAACTGCCCCGCACAGATCGGCGGGCGCCCATCGGACGGGCAGTACTTCAACGGGCACATAGATGACCTCCGTGTCACCAAGGGGGTAGCTAGGTACACGACGAACTTTGCCCCGCCTGTCGCCGCCTTCCCGAACGGCTAGGCCGGATTCCTAACGCCAATCCTATGACCCCAAACTGACCCCGCCAGTCAGCTAAGCAATTGATTTCTATAGAGCGCAATTGATCACAAAAGAGTTGCTTAGTTGTTGATTTTCTTAGACTTCCCTGACCTTGACATGGTAGGGGTCACAGGTTCGAACCCTGTACCGCCCACCACTCCGGTGAGGAGTGGATCAATGACCCGGCAGATGCCGGGTTTTTTGTGGCCGTCGATCCGGGCCGGGCAACCCGCCGGAATGTGTCGTCCAGGCCTGCTTTTCCCCCGGTTTCCCGTGGCCCGTCGCGCTGGCGCGCGGTGCGGTTTCCGGCCGGACAGAGGACGCCGGCACACGCGCGATGGAGGCGGAATGGCCGCGATTGGTTTACCAT